AGACCCCTCGTTGCCAATCTTTATGCGGGCAACAACTAACCCCGGAGGCCCCGGTCACCAGTGGGTTAAGAGGATGTTTATCGATCCCGCATCCCCTAACAAGGCGTTTGCGGCGACTGATTTAGAGACGGGTGACCCTATGGTCTACCCAGAGACATCTGACAAGGCTGGACAACCTCTGTTCTACAGACGGTTTATACCAGCAAGTTTGTACGATAATCCGTACTTGTCTGGAGATGGTCAGTACGAAGCTAACTTGTTATCCCTGCCTGAGATGCAACGTCGCCAATTACTAGAAGGTGACTGGGGAATTGCTGAAGGTGCGGCATTCCCAGAGTTTAGATTGAAGGACCATGTAGTAGAGCCATTTGATATACCCCATGACTGGAGACGTTTCCGAAGTTGTGACTATGGGTACTCAAGCTATAGTGCAGTTCACTGGTTTGCTATTGACCCTAGTTATGAAACTTTGATATGCTATAGGGAGTTATATTTAACTAAGCATACTGGTCGTGATCTAGCAAAAGCTGTAATCGAAGCCGAAGACGGCGAGAGAATGCAGTATGGAATATTAGACTCATCTTGCTGGCACAACCGAGGGCAGATTGGCCCATCCATAGCTGAAGAAATGATTACCATGGGATGCCGCTGGCGCCCTAGTGATAGAACAGCTGGGGCACGAGTTGCAGGCAAGAACAGGCTACATGAATTATTAAAGGTGGACCCCGACACCGAATTAGCGGGCCTCGTATTTTTTGATACCTGCCGACAGATTATTGCTGATCTACCAGTCATACCAAGTAACCCTAAAGGTACAGATGACATCGACGCTAGATTTAAAAGCGACCACGCATACGACAGCGTAAGATACGCTATCATGTCTCGTCCTAGCTCAGGCTCAATGTTTGACTCGATGCCAAACCAAACTTCTCATTACGTCCCTAGCGACTCCACATTTGGATACTAATACATGGCTCTAGTTAATCCCCCAGACGATATGAACCTTGATGCGACTTCTCAGCCTATATTTCATGCAGAAGAGGGCAAGGATGTAGCCGCCGAGAACCGAGAGTTCTCTGATTTAGTTGCGTGGATTAACACACGTTTTACCCGCTCTAAAGATTCCCGACGTGAGGATGAGGATCGCTGGCTAAAGAACTACCGTAATTATCGTGGCCTGTATGGGCCTGACGTAAAATTTAATGAGTCAGAGAAAAGCCAAGCATTCGTAAAAATTACTAAGACAAAAGTATTAGCAGCCTACGCCCAAATATCTGACGTTCTGTTTGCAGGCGGCAAATTCCCAATTGGTGTAGAGCCTACCCCTGTTGTTAAAGGTGGAGTAGACGCAGTAAACTTTGACACTCAAGACAAGCCAGAAGAGATGTCTGAGGAGCCTAAGAAGTCTACAGTAAAGCGCAAAGAATTAATTGACCTAGCAGGCCCTTACTCAGATCGCCTAAAGCCTATTAAAGACCAGCTAGGTGAAGGTGACTCGGGTAATCCCGGCGCAATTATTTTTGAGCCAGCTAAACAAGCAGCTAAGCTCATGGAAAAGATTATCCACGATCAGCTGGAAGAGAGTGAAGGTTCTACCCATCTACGGTCTATGGCTTTCGAGATGGCGTTGTTTGGACACGGCGTAATCAAAGGTCCGTTTGCATTTGACAAGGAATATCCTAAGTGGAACGAAGAGGGAGAATACGAGCCTTTATTTGAGACGATTGCCAAGGTTGAGCATTGTAGCGTTTGGGACTTTTACCCAGACCCAGAAGCTCGATCTATGTCGGAAGCTGAGTACATAGTACATCGCCACCGCATGAGCCGTAGCCAACTACGCGCACTAAAAAGGCGTCCCATGTTTAGAGAGGAGTCTATTGAAGAGGCTATCGCTCTGGGGCCAGACTACGAGTCCGAGTACTGGGAAACAATTTTAGAAGACAACAGCTCTCGAACTGAGACTGAGCGCTATGAGGTTCTGGAGTTCTGGGGTGTGTTAGATGCCGAGATCGCAGAGCAAGCTGGTATTGATATGCCAGAAGAGTTTGATGGCTCAGATGAGGTTCAGGTTAACGCTTGGGTCTGTAATGGCCAGACTCTACGTCTAGTCCTTAACCCCTTTGTACCTGCCCGTATTCCTTATCACTCTGCCCCCTACGAAGCTAATCCTTACAGCTTCTTTGGTGTGGGCATTGCAGAGAACATGGCTGACACGCAACTACTAATGAATGGCTTTATGCGTATGGCTGTAGATAATGCCGCGCTATCAGGTAATCTGCTTATTGAGATAGACGAGACTAATTTAGTTCCGGGCCAGTCTATGGATGTTTATCCGGGCAAGGTATTTCGCCGTCAGGCGGGAGCACCGGGACAAGCTATCTTTGGAACTAAGTTCCCCAACGTGTCACAAGAACTTCTAATGATGTTCGATAAGGCGCGACAATTGTCAGACGAAAGCACAGGCATGCCTTCCTATGCACACGGCAGCACAGGCGTAATGTCTACAGGCCGTACTGCGAGTGGTATGTCTATGTTAATGTCTGCTGCGGCTAACAACATTAAGGCCGTAGTGAAGAATATTGATGACTATCTACTTGGCCCATTAGGAAAGTCTCTGTTTGCATTTAACATGCAGTTCAACTTCTCCAAAGAATTGCTAGGTGACTTAGAAGTTATCTCTAAAGGCACTGAGTCTTTGATGAGAAATGAGATTAGGTCCCAGCGCTTACTACAGTTTATGCAGATGGCGGCCAACCCAACTATGGCTCCGTTTGTACGATTTGATTACATCCTTAGAGAGCTTGCTACATCTATGGACCTAGATGAGGACAAGATACTTAACGACCCTCGTCAGGCAGCAATCCAAGCTAAGTTCATGGCAGAGCTACAGGCGGCACAGCCACAGGCTGAGCAGGCAGCTATGATGGGAGGGGCACCAAACCCAGCAGACCCGACAGGTACTGGCGGCGGCAACATAGCTCCCGGTAGCGCACCGCCTCCGGGCGCAGAAGGATTTACAGGTGGCGGCCCAGAGGGCGCACCCCCACCACTTCCTGAAGAACTACCACCGGGCATCTAATGGAAAAAGAATTAGCAAGGTACCTTCTTCTACTCGTTAACGAGAAAGAGACTTACGACAGGTTGCAGGCCCTTATCGAAGAGAAGATAAAGGGGCACCTCAAGAATCTAGAGAAGACCACAGACACTATCCGTATCTACCAGATACAGGGAGCCATTTCCGAGTTACGTCGATGGGAGCACCTAAAGGAGTCTATACGAGAGTCTGCTGAATGAAGGGACAACTAAGTACCTTCTTCCCTCTTAGCGTGTACTCTAGGATGGCTGGATTAGAACCAGAGCTTAGAGAGGACATGGTAAAGGATGTAGATGCGGCTGTAGAAGCCACAGGCTACTCAGATGATGTCTCTTCTTGGACTGGCGATGTTAATGGCTATCACTGCCTACACAACAACCCCCTTTACGCTCCGCTTATATCAGTAGTTCGTGAGGCTTTGATTGAATACAACACAGCTATAGGCATAAGCCCAGATCAGTATGATTATTGGTTCACTAGAAGTTGGGCTGTTAAGCAGACTAGAGGGCGTACAGTAGAGTATCACCGACACGACTGCTCTCATATTAGCGTAGTGTACTATCCAGAGGTCCCTGAAGGTTCAGGGGCTTTTCACCTAGCAACGGACAACCATCAGAATGAGCTGTTTGCTGGTTTGTTTAGACCAGAGCAATATTCTCAACGTATGGTGTCTTTGTCTAATCCACATAGTGCTTCAGAGACAGCTCTTACTGTGGCGAATGACTTAATGATTATCTTCCCCTCTAAGACGGGGCATAGGACTGCACCTAACAAGGCAGAGTCACCAAGATACAGCATAACTATGGACGTTCTTATGACGCTTAAATCAGCGGATAAGCATGAGTTTGGTTTACCACCAGTAGAGAACTGGAAAAAACTTCTAGGGTAATTGATGAGCGCACTCACAGACAAAATTGCAGAGCTGGGATCAGGATTAATGTCCCGCGTAGATCGTGGTGTTAATGACAACTTTGAAATGGACCGTCAGCTTTATCACTGGACGGAGGCTGAAGAGATAGATGAATTTATTCCTTCCGAAAAAGGTAAACTTGGTTCGGGGGTGTACCTATCGGATGACCCTCAGTACGGCGAGAAGTATGTAGATTTGACTAGCGGGAATGCCAATGTCATCCCAGTAAACGTAAGGGGCCCACTTGCTTCTGGACCAGAAAGAGATTTAGCCAGCGAACAAGCTAGAACAATGCTCCGAGAAAAAGGCGAGTTTACCTCTCAGAAATGGAAAGAAGAAAGAAATAAAATACTTCAGGGTCAGGGGTATACAGGC